CTCGAAGGAACAGGAAGCCGTGGTTTGAGGCTATCGGCATGAACGAAAGGATTGAATGACCATTGAGATTGTAGACATACCGATAAATGATCTTATTCCTGCGACATATAACCCAAGGAAGTCGTCAAAGGAACAGAACGAAAGCCTTAGAAAGAGCCTGGAGAAGTTTGGTTTTGTTGATCCTATCATCGTTAATTCTAATCCAGGACGCAGGAACATAATTATTGGTGGACATTTCCGATGGCGAACAGCAAAGGAGATGGGATTAAAAGAGTGTCCGGTTGTTTATGTGGACATTGCAGATATTGAAAAAGAAAAAGAACTTAACATCAGACTGAATAAAAACACGGGCGATTTTGACTTTGAACTTCTTAAAGATTTTAATAAAGATTTGCTCTCTGACATAGGATTTAGTTCGGAAGAACTAGACAAGATATTTCCTGTTTTTTCCGATGACAAGGATGATGAAGTTCCTGAGGTAAATGAAGAAACAACAACCAAGACAGGGGATATATTTCAACTGGGGCGGCATAGGATCATGTGCGGTGATTCAACAGATGCATTGTCTGTGGCGATTTTGATGAATGGCGTTAAGTCGCAGATGATACACACAGACCCGCCGTATAACATTTGCTACGGATCGTCAAAAGAACCAAAGCACAAGATTCGTTCAATAGAGAATGATTCGATGTCAAAAGCGGATTGGGAGTGTTTTTGCAGTAAGTTGTTCGAGAACTTTAAGGAGTTTAATGCAGGTGATATTTATATGTGGGGTGCTTCCGGCCCTGAAGGAATGAGGATGCGTTTGTGGCTTGTTGATAAAGGGTGTCACTGGTCGTCAACTATTATCTGGAAGAAAGACAGACTTGTATTATCTCCGGCTAATTATCAGAGGATGTATGAGCCTTGTTTTTATGGATGGTTCGGAAAGTCAACATTCGGTGGGGACAGAAAGCAAGTTGAGGTTTGGGATTTAAAAAGGCCAACATCATCAAAGTTACATCCGACCATGAAGCCAATAGAGGTTTGTGAACGGGCCATAATGAATAGTTCAAAGTGGGATGATATTGTTTTAGACCTTTTCTTGGGTAGCGGATCAACCCTAATCGCTTGCGAGAAAACAAACCGTATTTGTTATGGCATGGAAATCGATCCTCATTATATAGATGTAATTATTAAGAGATGGAAGGATTTCACAGGGAAGAATGCAGAGAAAGTGAATTTGTGAGATGTATAAAAAGTTAGAAAAACTCAAGGAGTTAAGGTTAGAGATGGAAGGTGGGAAGCAGGAATATCATGCCGCCAAGACCATAGGATTGACGCAGAAAACACTTGGGGTTTGGGCAAAGGCGAATGTTTGGGTTGATAAGTACCGAAAGGCGTTAAAGATTCGCTGTTCAGGCCGGCGAGTTGATATGGTTGTTGATGCGAACTTCAAATCAGCCTGTGAAGGTAATGTTGCCGCCCAATGTTTCTTCTTGAAGAATAAAGCAGGATGGAAGGATGAGGCATTAATTGACCAAAGCCAGCACAAGCACATCACCTATGTCTGGGCAAAAGAAGATAGTGATACCTTATTGCCCACAGGATTTTCAGAGAGCCATTCACGAATCGAAGAAGCGGTTCAAGGTAGTTAAGATCGGCCGGCGTGGAGGCAAGACGGAACTTCTGATAAATGAGCAGATACGGCAGGCGGTAAACAATCCCGGCCTGCATTGGATTTGCGCACCGTCATATAAACAGGTCAAGTCGATTTCGTGGACAAGGCTCAAGGCTCTTTTAAAAGTTGACCGGGATTGGAAGTGCAACGAGCAGGAACTTTCCGCACATCATCCTGTTATCGGAACGACCCTTGAACTTAAGGGGACTGATAACGAGGACAGCCTGCGAGGTGTTGGGTTGAAGTCTGTCGGCCTCGATGAGGCCGCAAGCATCAAGGAAAATGTCTGGCCAGAGATCATAAGGCCGATGTTGGCAGATAGCCGTGGTCCGGCTCTGTTTATTGGGACTCCAAAAGGCAAGAACTGGTTTCACGATATATATTTCAAGGATGACCCGGACTGGCAGTCTTGGGGGTATCCGACATCGGTTAACAAGTATATTCATCCCGATGAGATCGCACAGGCAAAGAAGGACATGAGCGAGCGGTTGTTTCGGCAGGAGTTCCTGGCCGAGTTCTTGGACGATGAAACCGGGGTGTTCAAGAAGATTCGCCAATGCGTCACGGGAGAGTTCCAAGGCCCTATTTTGGGCAGATTTTACGTTCTAGGCATTGACCTTGCAAAAACACAAGATTTCACGGTCCTAACCGTTATAGACAGCGTTACGCGACATGTGGTGGCATTTGAGAGGTTTCAAGACGTTTCTTGGACAGAGCAGAAGTTAAGAATACAGGCTCTTGCCCATAAATATAATAATGCTCTTTGTGTGATAGATGCGACCGGGGTGGGTGACCCGATCGTTGAGGACTTACAGCATTGCGGATTGAGCCTTTATTACGATGGCGATAAGCCAGGGTTCAAGTTCACGAATGAGAGCAAGAACAGGCTGATTGATAATCTGGCCATTGCGATTGAAAGTCGGCTTGTTACATTCCCGAACATCGAAGTCTTGGTTGACGAGTTGCAGAGGTATGAATATCAGATTACAACTGGTGGAAAGATTCAATACGGCGCACCAGATGGCCGGCATGATGATGCTGTAACAAGTTTGGCGCTGTCTGTTTGGGGTATACGAAACCAAATGAGAGAGGCTCAGGTTTATCAAGGACAGGAAGAAGTTTTCGTTGATAGGGTAGGCCGGGGTATCCCGGTATATGAGTTTGATGCGCCACAACAAGCAGGTTATTGATGAAAGACGCAAAAGAACATCCTGAATCGCTTGATGAGATAAATTCTTTGGAGATAACTCCAGAGATTAAATCCCTTGTCAAAGCGTTATCGAGTGACATTGAAACCGAGAAGACAAACAGGGCTTTCTGGGAGAGCAATGCGCAGGCATACTTTAATCTGCGGTATGGAATTCGCCAGATAAAGACGAACCCGTGGCCCGGATGTGCGAATTACAGCGTTCCTATTGCCGATGCTGATATATCCCGGTTAAAGCCGTCCTATGTAAATCTGATAAGCGTCAGCCCGATTGTCACCTTTGAGCCGTATGGACCGGAGGATGTTGATCCAGCACAGAAGCGTGAACAGTTGTTTGATTGGAGGATGAGGACGCAGGTAAAGTTCTTTGAGCCGTATTGTTACGGTATCGATAAGTTGCTTGAGCAGGGTGCGGTTGTCTTTAAGACGGTATGGAAGTTCAGCACGAATTCATACGTTGAGTTACTTGAACTTGAGGACATGGACGAACAGACATTACAGGCTTTGTATGACCCTCGCATCACCGATCAGATGCTTTTCCAGATAATCGTTGAGGAACTTGGGATTGATACATCGTTTGAGGAGAACATTAACGAGATCAGGAATGTAATTCTGAAGTTTCGTGAAGGTGAAACTAAGTTCAAGTTAAAGTTGCTTGAGGTCAAGGAGAACCGTCCTCAGGTCATTCCGAGGAATCTAAAAGACGATATTGTTATCCCAGTCGACACGCTTGTTTTTGAGGACAATCTGGACAATGCCCGGTGGATTGATGACAAGATTTGGATGACCAAGAACGACCTAAAGATTGCAATGCGTGATGGCAAATATCAGAAGTTTGACGATAGCGAGATCGATGCCTGGGCGAATAAGTCAACCTATGACAACAAGTATCTGCGAGTGACTAATGCCAACAACGACGGCATGGTTCTGTTGCATGAAACTTGCGTCTGGCACGATATCAATGACGATGGAATTCAAGAGCGGTGCATAAGCACTTGGCCTGATGCCAATCCAGAGAATGTTCTGCGGTTCATTGAACTTCCTTATGACCACAATCAATGGCCTTATACGCTTGTCAAGAGGGAGTTGAATGATCCAGGCGTGTATGCCTCAAGGGGCGTTCCGGCATTAGATGAGGATTTCCAAGTTGGCATTTCTACCGCTCTGAATCAAGCGATTGATAACGGAACGATTGTCAACACGCCGAAGGTCATATATAGGCGTGGAGCGGTCACAAACGTCAGAAACATGAGATATATTCCGGGTGAGCCGGTTGAAACAACAGGGTCAACAACTGACTATGAAATCCGTCAGCATGTCAATGCATCACAAGGGACATTATTTCAGCAGGCTCAATATTTGAAGTCATTGGCGAATGAACGAGTCGGAAATTTGACGGCAGGGCTTACAACCGATGCAAATCTCCCTGGGTCTGGTAAAGGCGGAAATAAGTCTGCAACCGAAGTTAATTCAATCTTCAGCCTATCGAACCAGATTCAATCGATGGACTTGCAGGTGTTTCAGCAACAAATGGCAAGGGTTTATTACCAGATAGATGCGCTTTACTTCCAGTTTGGAGATCCTGAAGAAGAAGTGATGATTACCGGTCAGGAGCCTATAAAAATCAACAGGCAGGATATCCGTGGCAAGTTCAATATGGTCCCGAATGGCAAGTTGGACAATTCCACGCCTGAAATGAGGGCGATGAAAGCCTCAAAGTTGCGTCAGATGTATCTGAACCCATCTACCGGCCAGATTGATCCTACGATAAATGAATATGAACTGAATAAATACATCATCAATAACTTTGATTCTCGTCTGGCCGGCAAGGTTCTCAAGACACAAGAACAGATTCAGGAAGAACAGATACAGGCGCAGATGATGGTTGAACAGCAGAAAAGGCAGTTGTTCGGGGAATCCGTCCATGTGCGGAATGTCAATGACGCAATGGATGTTAAAAAAGCATTGGCCATGGAGAGCGTTGGCGCACAAGCCACCTCGCACACAGCATGACATTTGAAGAAAGAATGAAGCGCAATTCGATTGATGACCAGATCGAGATCGGGCAGGCGGTCGATGATGCAACGAGTGGGAATTTCGGAAGCATTTTGCGGTTGATTATCAACGGAATGGTGGCCGAGAATCTTGCGTTGAATTATGACGGTGGGAAGGTCAATCCAGACCGAATTCTAGGCCGCATTGAGGAATTGGCGAGGTTGCAAGAGCGTCTGGATCAATGCGTGGAGATAAAGAACCAGTTGATGAAGATATCAAAAGACGAAAGAGTTGTTTCGTCGGCTGTATAGATATTCCGACACACGAGCCTCAACTCGTTAAAAGGCGACTGCCTCAATCAGTATAAAAGGCGCAACCGTCGGACAAGCCTCCCATGGCTATAACTGCGAGAAGGAGCAAATCATGGCAGTAAAAGAAACCGTTCAGAGTAGCGAGCAGAGGGAAGAAGAATCGAATGCGGTGCAGGCGGCGCAGAACAAGTTAGTCGGTGATCTGTTGAGTTCACTTGATTTGCCTGAAGAAAAGAGGGAATCCGAGGAAGAAGCCGAGCCTAAACCAGAGCAGAGGCCTAAGGTTGAATCCAAGGAAGCGGAAGAAGAACAGTCCGATGATGAGGCCAAAGAGGGTGACGATTCTGATGACGAGGTAGTTTCGAAATCCAAGCACGAAAAAGCATTGAAACACATGCAGAAGCGTCTGGATTCGTTGACGGCCAAGGTCAAGCAGTATGAATCAAAGCCCGTTCAAGAGCCTACATCCGACCCGGACAGGACCAAACTTGAGAAGATGTCAGACAGCGAGTTGAAGTCGCTCAAGCATAAGGTTCGAGTTGCACAGGCGAGGGAAACCGATGATTCTAAATTGGAAGCATTGGTTGATCTTGAGTTGAAGATTGATGAAGTTTCTTCTAACGCTCCCAGACGCTTTGAAGCGGCACAGTTGGCGGCATACAACGCAAAAGCCGAGGAAATCCAGTTAGACCCGGAAATCGATGATATTGAGAAGGCCGCACCAGAGATCAAGGCCATTGCTCAAAAGATTTATCATCAATATCCGAAGTTACAGCGGTCAGAGGATGGACAGGCTATG